CGGGTCGAGGATCAGTTGCGGCGAAGCGTGTCCGCCATTGCCGCCCAACACCACGAAGCAATCGCGCCTGAGCGCCAATGAAGCCGGAACGATGAAGCCAACCCCGCCGATGACGATGTCGGACACTGATAGCAATGCCAGCATTGCTGTCGCCGGCAACTCGCCGCGGATGAAATTGCTGTGCCCTCGCGGCAAGGGTTCGACTGCGGCTTCCTCGGGCGGTTGGATATCCGCCGCCACCGCGATGTGATGCGTCGGCCTTAATGCCTCGACCAGCGTGGCGATATATTCCGGCAATGGATTGCGCGCCAGGTTCAGCCATTCGCGCCGCACCGTGACCGGACGCACGAAGGCAATCGGCTTGTCGGTCTGTATTGGCGGTGGTGGCAAGGCCGGCAGATCAAAATCCGCCGGATTGAACTTCAGGCCAAAGCAGTCCTCCATCCCATTGATGATCGAGCGCCTGGCCTGCAGCGCTCTGACGTAGCTGTTGCGGATCGTATAGGCCGGCCGTAATGGCCGCGCGATCCATTTGACTTGCGCGCGGCGCGCGTTCTTGGCCTGTGTTCTCAGGCGTGTGTTGGGATTGACAAAGCCGACCGGCAGATCAGCATAGAGTTCGGGCCATGCCGTTTCCAGCGTGACCGTGGCCTGCCGAGTCAATTGCTTGACGAAAGCGCGCTGGTAGATGTTATCGCCGAGCCCCTGCATTCCCACGACGTGGACATTAGGCAGCGATGGATTCGGCGGCGATAACATGGTCTTTCAATTCAACGATCGGCCATAGCGTTAGCGCACTCCCAGGCGAGGCATTGACGCACTCGATACCTTTGGCGCGCAGATCCTCGGCAATCTTCGGCAAATCGGATTGCTGGCGCTTGAAGCAATTAGCCATGGCCTTCCATGGGTGTGGCGCGTGGTGGTGGGTTTTGCCATCCGCCGCGTGGTTCTGGTCAATGCCGAGCAGCACGATCTTGGCCACGCCCAGATGCACCGCGAGGTTGATCGCCGCCGTCAGCGTTGTGTTTTTCACCATGAGTTGGCCGGGGTCCTCGGCCAGACCCAGCGTCGTCTTGCGCGTCATGGTCACGAGATTAGGCCCGGTCGCCGAGGCCGAGCAGGACACGATCTTGCCCTTGAAGTCTTTCAGGCGCTTGAGGTGATGGCACCACCAGCGCATGTCGGCAAAGACGATGAACGCCGCATGCGGGAAGGCCATGTAAGAACTGTTGATAACGATGATGCGCGAACTATCCCTGAGCAAATGCGTCGGCTGGTTGAGCACCGAAGGCCCGCCGCCGACGATGTAGCAGGTCTCGCCCTTCCAGATCGGTTCTGCCCGCCACGCGCAACTCAAACGCCGAGCCTCTTGAACTGCTGGATCATGTCATTGGCATTGGGCGGTAACACTGCGGTGCCGGTACCGGTAAGACCGAAGCGGTTGTAATAATCGCTTAAGGTGACCGTGGTATCGCCATGCGTGGTGGAACGAATTGCAGGATCACGCCGGGCGGCAAAGCGTTGCGCCCGTAAGGTTTCAATGCAAGCCTGCTCCAGAAGGCTCGGGGCATCATCGGGCAGATCATAGCCTCCGCTGTAGTCGACGATGATCTCGCCGCACCAGTGTCCCTGCTTGCGCCAAAGCAAGCCGGACTCGTAATCCAGTTCGTAGCTTTGCGGATCGACCTCGATACCGCTTTGCGTCACCGAGGTCAGCTCGGTCACCGGGTATTGCCGCAGATTGAGCGCGCTCGTGGGATCGCCCCACAGCATACGGAAATCTTCCGTCACGGTGAGCAAGGCAAAGACCCGGTCACACAGTTCGCCGATCATGCGCGAGGCTTGCGTGATCTGGATGGCCAGTTGCGCATCGCTCGCCGTATTGCCGGTGATGCCGAGCGCGGCATTGACCGCATCGACCGTGGTCAGGTCATGGACCGGCGAGGTCGGTTCAAGGACGGTGAACAGCGACTTGCGCATGCTCGGTCTCGAATGTCAGGTCGCGCCCGTCGCGTCCGCTCGGTCCGCGTTCGCCTTTCTCGCCATCCTTGCCGTCGCGGCCTTTCTTGACGAACAGTTGCCAATCGTCCGACTCGCCCGGCCGTCCTTTCGCGCCTTCCTTGATGGCGATCCAGCCCGAGCCGCCGCTCGATACGCTGTCGTCCAGATGATACTGGCCATCGTGTTTCCATGGCCCGCGATGCCGCCCGCGCGATGGGCCGGCACCGTCCTTGCCGTCCATGCCGTTCATCCCGGCCAAGCCTTGCGGTCCTATGGGTCCAGGCTCGCCCTTTTCGCCACGCAAGCCGCGATCGCCCGGTTCGCCGCGCGGTCCGCGCTCGCCCGGCTCGCCTTTGGCACCTGCAGACCCCGGCGGGCCGGGCGGCCCTTGTAGTCCCGCCTCGCCCCGTTCGGGCGCGGGACGGGACTCAAGTTCGGCCAGCCGAAGAACCACAGCGGCATAATCGCGCCGCAGGGTCTCAAGTTCTTGGCGGCAGGGAGCGACTTGCGCCTTGATGATGTCGGCAATCTCGTATCCGAGCCAATCCTCAAGCTGCATGATCCAGATGCCTTCTGATCGCGGCGACGAGCGCCCGCTGATTCAGCGGCGGTGCCGGCGCTGACGGGGTGGCTGCCGGGGCGGGTGCGGCCGGCAAGGCCGGTGCGTTGGCGCGATTGGCCAAGGCTTCCAGCGTAAATTGCTGCTGCTGCGCCATCGGCGATTCGCCGCCAGTGACGTCCGGATAACCGAGCACGCGCCGCGCCTCGTTGGGCGAGAGGATGCCCTTCATGACCGCTTCGGCCAGAACGGTGATCTGCGTCTGGGAATCCATCCTGAAAAGTCCGGTCAGATCGAACTCGGCGCGGTAGCCGGCGTCGATCAGGCCGAGACCTTCCGACAATAGAAGTTCAACGTGCTCGATCAGGCTTTGCAGACACTGCTTGTAGTATTGAAGGTCGAGCAGTTCGGCGTTGTTGTAGTTGGGCGGGTCCTTGACGCCGACCATGAAGGCCGGGATGCCGAACGAGGTGCAGATCGTCTCATCGGTATGCTTAAGCTGCTCGATCAATTGCGAGTCGACCGCGTTCTGCTGCATCGGATTGAACGTCAGTCCCGAGCCGAGCACCGCGACGCGCCCCTGGTTCACCCCGGTGTAGTTGTTCTTCCAGTCGTTCTGCAGCCGCGCGATCGTCGGCTCGTCGATGTTGCCGGGTGCCGTCAACAGGCCGGACGGCCGCGCCGCGTTGTTGAAAAACGAAGCGGAAAATTCCTGGATCGCCAGGCCGCGCGCCGCAGGTGCCGCGGTCGAGTAGAGCGGCGACATGCCGACGAGCGGATGGAACAGGCAATTGATACGATCGTGGATGATCTCATCGGCCGGCACCACCGTGCGCTGGGCGATGTTCTGGATGCCGGCGAGATAATTGTCGTGGTTGAGTTCGTAGAACACCGAGCCGTCCGGCGCGACCAGTGGTTTCACATGCGCCGGATCGAGCACGTAAAGCGCCACCACGACATTGCGCTGATCGCGCTCTTTCAAGACATAAGCATTGCCGGCGCGTAATTTGGAGATGATCCAGCTTTCATAGAACTGGATGCGGGTCTGGAAACGGTTCGGCTTGTTGAGGACCGGCGAGAAAGCAGTAACGGTGGTTTCTTTCCAGACCTCGTCCTCGGGCTTCATCAGCTTGAGCCGCATCTTCGCAACGTCGGCCGCCGGCATGGCGACGCAGCGATAGAGCGTCGAGTTCTGCAGCGGGTTCTGCCAGACCAGCGGATCATTGCGCTGCCAGGCCCCTGCGTATGGTTCCTGTACGACCGGAAACCAGCCGCGGTCGTAAAAATAGGACGGCGTTGCTGCCGTCACCGGTGCGGCCTTGCGCACCGAGATTTCGAGGCCGAGCAGCTTCACTCGTCCGCGTCCTCGGCGCGCATGTCCGCCCTTGAATACGTATGCTTCTTGGCGGGTTTCTTTTTTGGTCTTTCGTCCTCGGTTTCCACCGCCAATTGCGCGACGCTCAAGACATGACGATCCGCGTCCGAGCACGGCTCGAACAGATCGCCCGGCCGGTAGTCGCGGCCGTCATAGGGAAATGCCTTGAGCGCGCGCATGGTCATCAGGTCACAGCGCCGCCATAGGCGGCATTGGTCAGATAGAACACGCCCTTGTCCCGCAGGCGCTTCCAGGTGACGAAACGCTCGGCCCGCACGAACAGCAGGTTGTTCTGGAAAGCGCTGACAAGGTGATAGTTGCCAGCCGTCGGATTGTCATCCATCTCGACCGATGCTTCGGCCGATGCACTGATGTCGAGGCCACCATCGTCGGCAATAGCAATCGATGGCGGATGCAGCGCA